TGATGTAAACTATGCTATCATAAACCGTGCACCGTACTCATTCTACAGCAACGGGAAATACATCAAGTGTAGACTCAATGTAGAGCAAATCTCCTCTAAAGAAATTGCCTTAGAAATAAGCGAAGGTGTTTGGGGTACTCTTACCATAAAGCAATTTTTAGGTTATCTTTCTCATTATCTGCATGGAACAAACCGAGGAAGTTGGGCCTTTACCTCCCCAGAAAGACTGTACGAAAGAGTGATGGGTAAAGAGGGACGAGAATCAGACATCAAAGTTATGGAAAGTTTCCTCATCCAAAACAGGACGAGAAACCTTGTAAATCAACGAGCAGAAGTCCTTCTAAAAGAAACACTTGAAAAGCACGGTGAAAAAATTAAACACTATAGTTTAAAGAAACACACCGCTACAACTAACATCCTCTTTGTTCAAGGGATAGAAAACGACTGGGTTATCCGGTGGACTTCTTCTAACTCTGACAGGGAAGGAAGACAGTTGGTTAGAACAGAATACATAGAAACCGGATTAATTGAACTACCCACAGGTTTTTTGAGCAAAAATAAATCGTATGGTATTCCTGATAGCGCAGAACGAGATGATTGGTACGGTGTTTGTGTGGATAATCTACAAACAAACTCTCCTCAAGTTGACCAAGCCATTTCTAGAGTCCTTGTTTGTTTGAACGATAAATCGGCAAAGCAAATGGTTTCCACAATGAGAGGTATTGACCCTGCTAAACTCAGAATAGATTTTGACTCCTTTCTTCAACAAGAAGAAAATGTCATATTTTCATTAAAAGGGACGGCGAAGTAGATGTTACCGTGCATAGAGTGCGGAGAAACCTCGTATCATTTTGATGAACATTTGGGAGAGCGAGTGTGTAATAGTTGTGGTCTTGTTGTTGTTACTGAACCATTTGAACAAGAGGTTAGACTGTACGATAAAGAAGGCAACGCCATCCGTTCAGTGGACAAACTTGTAGGTTCTAAGTCCGTCAATAAATACGACCGAGTGATGTCAACTCATGTTCTTAGAGGTTTAACCCTGAGTAAAATGTGTATGGCTTCTCTTACACAATCACGCTCCCTGATAAACAGGATAGAAAACGCTTATCTCTCTTGTTTCCGAGCGGGTGTTTTTGGCATGACCACCTATGAATGTAGGGCGACCGCTCTAACACTTTATCTTCTGAGAGAAAGAGACTTACCCTACACATTATCGCAAGTCTGTGAAGAGTTTGGTTCCAGTAAAAAAGATGTTTCTAGACTAACAAAAAAAATAGCAAAGCACTTTGGAACGGTTGGGACAAACCAAATGAATTATCTCGGACTCGTAGAGAAACATGCTCTCTCTATGAAAGACTTAGATTTTTCAAACTCTTGCGGAAGAGTATTTTCTAAGTTTGAAAGTCTTGTCCAAGAGAGAGGACAGACACTCAAGCCCAACTATGTGGCCGCATCACTCTACATTACGAATCTACTAGAATACAAAAGATTCACTCAAAAACAAATTGGAGAGGAGTGCGGCTGTTCCAAAAGGACTGTCCGTGGAATGACAAAAGAATTACTTGCCTTAATTGGTAAAACTGAAAAAGAAATTAAAGGGAAGGGAATACAATGGTTTACTTCGGTGTGAAAAAAGGAACAGGCAGGACTTATTGCAGGCTATGTTCCATGGCTATAGATGAAGGACAGCCCGTTATTTATGTTGGTGGCTACCGAACAAGTGGACAAGTCCACGCTTTACCTGAACATTGTCCGTATCTTAGGAAAAGATTGGAAGAATTAAAGGAGGAATAAATATGAAAATTATAGTTACGACATTAAAGACATGTAAGGAATGTGGAGAGTTGAAATTGACTCAACATGACCTTTGTAAAGAATGTAGAGGAACGCCAAACACCATTGGCGATGAAAAACAACGGGGCTTTCTCCGTCGCATCCTTGATGATGTGAAAAAGAAGGAGGAATAGAAATGAAAAGAAAAGTATTGATAATTGGAGCAGGTGGTATTGGGAGTTTCCTTGTGCCCCTTCTAGATAAGACGGGCCTTTACGCCATTACGGTTAGCGACCCCGACACCGTAGAAACGAAGAATTTGACTTACCAAAACTTCAACGAGGATGATGTAGGTTCTCTCAAGGTTATGGCCTTGCAGAAAAAACACACGATTAGCCCCAACAAGTTTCCTATCTTGACAGAGGGACAACTTGCTGGCTACGACCTCGTGGTTTGCTGTGTAGACAATTTGACTGCACGACGCCTTCTCTACCGCTCTCAGGGCTTCCCTTGGCTTGACCTACGAGCACAGGGTAGAAACTGCGCCTACATCACCTACAAGGCCGACCCTGCCACTTACGACACTTTGTTGTCCGGTCCTGATGGGAGTTTTTCTTGTCAAGGGGATGCTTGGGATGGCTCCAACGAGGCTGTCCACTTCATGCAGGTGGCAGTTGCGGGTATCGGTTCTGAATGGATTCAGCGTTGGTTTAACGACGAAGAAGTGAACGGGTTTGGAACCCTTTTCGTTTGAGGTGAAAACATGGAAAAGAAAACAACAGGAGAATTGATAGAAGAAATACGAACCAAAAAGTCAGCACATCAACTTTGGCTTAGAAGTAAAGTTGCCCCTTACATAACAAGCATTTGGGAAGACTTGCTAGAATCAGATGAAGGGTCAGGAAAAGATACCATCCACAGTCTTGAATTTCATGACGCTATTTGGATGGCTTCAACTTGGCTACTACCCGGTCTTGAAGTCCAAGTTGTGGTTGATGATAATTGGAACCTTTTCATTTCTTCAGGAACCGCAGGTTTCGTAGGGTTTCCAAAGGAACCCAAAGGATTGAAATTACCGATTCGTTGCTGGATTCATACCCACCCGTTCGGAAGCGCATACTTTTCCGGCATTGATTGGAACACGGTTTCTGTGTGGGAGCAACACATGGACTGCGCCTATGTCCTAGGTGGAGGCAACCACTACGGTTTCTGGGAACAAGAAAACCCCAACGAGTTGACAATCTACCATGAACCCGTTGATGGATTCAAGGATAAATTCAGAGTGCAAGTAAAGAGTGAAAGTCTCAACATACCTGAACCTAAAGGTGAAATGGAATGACCTACACAGAAAAAGATATTGGAAAGGTTATCACTTACGAGGGACATAACGGAACTCTAAGGGACGAGAGAATCGTTCATGTGTATTGTCAAATATGTTCTGCTCAGTTTATTGGCCCAATTAGAGAGGCCGGTGGATTTCTAGGAGCGCATGAGTTGTTTCACAACTGGGAGTTCGCCGCTATGATTCAAGAAAAGAATGGAGGTTTGGTTCCTTGACCGAAGGCGTGGAGGTGACAGCATGAGCCTACACGAGAACTTCGGAAAGGGAAACAGGGACGCCAATGAGAACCTTACGGCTAACGATGTGGTTTACACTCCTAGAGAAATTGCTAGACAAATGATTGCATTTTATGACCTAAAAGACAACGATAGAGTGCTTGACCCGTGTGCTGGTGATGGAGCATTCTTTGACCAATATCCAAAACATATACTCGCTAAATTCCGAATGGAGATTACAGAAGGTCTAGATTTTTTTGATTGGAATACTAATTCAAGCCCTAAAATTGATTGGATTATCACCAACCCACCCTATAGCATCTACGAAGAATTCTGTCATAAAGCGTTTGAAGTCGCAGACAATGTTTGCTTTCTTGTCCCCTTGTCAAAAGTTGTGTCAAGTTTAGGTCGCATTCAAGCCACCATGGACTACGGAGGTTTTGTTTCTATTCACATCATCGGTGCGAGTCAATGCGGATTCCCGTTCGGATTTCCTGCGGCGGCTGTCCACATGAAGAGAGGCTATGAGGGAAAAACTGAAATTAAGATGTGGGAAGATAAAACACAACGAAGCCTTCTAGACTACGCCTCAGTCGTTGACGAAGACGAAGAAGCCTACAAATATTCAGTGTGATACCATGAAGTGCTACAAATGCAAAAGCGACAATGTAGAAGTTTTCTTCCCAAAGGGTAGGAAGAGGAAAAAAATGAATCATATGGTTTACTGCCAAGATTGTAAAGCCGTAAAGTATGTTTTCGTTCTAGGCAAAAAATCTGAAAAAATCAGAGAATATGTGCAAATAGACGACTACATCAAAAGAGGAGACAATATATACCGTTGAGAATCTATTCTCCGCATGAAGCATGTCGGAGACTGGGTAGTTATCCAAATAGAAGAAAGCGAATCAGAACACGGAATTATTTCCACTGATGAAAATAGCGGTATGGTTGTTGATTCAGCCGTAAAGAAACTCATTGGTAAGAGAGTATTCTATTCAATTGATAAAGCAAAGAAAAATCAAGGATATGTCTTTGTCCCCTTTGCTGATATTTACGGGGTGATAGAATGATTAAATTCGGAGAAAGTGTAAAAGAAAAACTGCTAGAAGGCATTAATCTTGTAGCCGATACAGTGAGTCCAACCCTTGGCCCTCAAGCGAGAACAGCCATATTGCAAGGGAATCCTCCTATCGTTATCAACGACGGAGTGACGATTGCAAAACATGTCTCTCATGAGGACCCTTATGTGCAAATGGGTGTTCAACTCATCCAAAATCTGGCGTTCAAGGCCCAATCTAAAGCAGGAGATGGAACAACTACTGCGTGCGTTCTAGCACAGTCTCTATGCAACTCTCTCATGTCTTTGGATATTTCCAACATTCACGAATTCAGAGAGGAGTTGGAGTCCACAAGGGAAGATATGCTTCAAGCGTTGGATGAAATTTCAATTCCCGTAGAGAGTGGAGAAAAAATCCTAGAGGTTGCAACGATTGCCGCCAACAATGACCCCGTTTTGGGTCAACTTATTTCTGATGTCTTTTCTTTTGTTGGAAAGGATGGAGTTATTTCTGTAGAAGAGGGTCATGGATTAATCACAGAATATGAATTGAAACAGGGTCTTGAATTAGAGAACGGCTACATTTCACATCTATTTGCCAACCAAGACAGCGGGGAGTGTATTTTAGAGAAACCGCTGATTTTAACTACAAACAAAGTTATTCTTAATTTTGCAGATTTACTTCCTTCTCTTGAGTATGCTTCATCACAAGGGCGACCGCTCCTGTTAATTTGTGCCGACCTTCAGGGTTCGGCCCTTTCCAATGTTTTAGCAAATGTCGTTCAGGGGAGAATACAAGTCGGTGTTTGTAGAGCGCCAAACCACGGAGATGCTAGACTGGACGAATTAAAAGACATCATATCTGTTGTAGGTGGTAAGTTGTTTTCCAACGAAGCAAAAGACGATATGAAAATAATTGACGCTTCTTGTTTTGGTTCTTGCGAAAGGTCTGTGTTAAACCAAGTAAACACAACCTTGGTCGGAGGAGCAGGAAGGGAAGAAGAAGTCCAAGAGAGAGTAGAGTCCTTAACAGAGTTATACAAGTCTGCAAACAATGATTGGATTCGTGAAAGACTCACAACGAGGATAGCACGGCTGAAAGGCGGTGTCGCAGTCATTCGTGTCGGTGGAGGTTCCAGTGTAGAATTGCGAGAAACAAAGGAACGCCTTGACGACGCTCTCAATGCAACGAAGGCCGCTCTACAAGAGGGTGTAATTGTCGGAGGAGGTCTAGGAATTATCATGGCGTTTTCTACTCTTAGCAGTAAAAGGAAAATACATCCAATGTTTACGGATGTATTTTTGACCCCAACAGAAGTCCTCTTGAGAAACGCTGACGCCGACAATTCTCTTTGGGATGATATACATGCCGAGGAATTGGTAGGCTTTAACGCAAAGACACGAACAGTAGAGAACCTTTGGAATGCTGGCGTGATTGACCCTGTAAAGGTCACCAAGAGCAGTCTATCCGCCGCCTTTTCAATCGCCCTCATGTTTTTAACCACGGAAGTCGCCGTTTTATTGGAGGAGTAATATGAAAAGAGCCGTGACGGTCACGCTACCTGCCCCACACAAAGCGCAAATCAAATGCCCTATTTGTGAAGGCAACAAGTGCAAGATTTGTAACATGACTGGACATTTGAAAATAGATGTAGCCCCTAAAATCCCTATTCAGCGAGCGCACATCATCAAGTATGTAGTTGATAACATACACGATGTTGCTTCTGAAATTACACGCACATACGGTTTAACCCCTGAAATAAACACCAAGGAAATTATTAAGATAGAGGATGCTCAGTATGAGATTGTGCAAATCTCTTCTTTGGGTGGGGCTTGTTGGGTTGTTAATCGTTTAGACGAATTGGAAACTCCCAGATATTTTGTTTCAAGAAAGGAGTTGAAGAAATTTTCCGAGGGATGGATTGAATGACCTTTGGCGGATACTTTTTGTTGCTCTGTATTTTTGCAGGCTTGTATTGGTTGGGATTGAAAGTCAACCCACCATTACAGGAAAAAATTATTTCCGAATCTAATAATCTTTTAAGTGGTGATGAAGAATGACAGATACTCTTGATTTCCAAGGAAGAATCGTCAGAGACGAAATGAACCAAATCAAGATTCATCAGGGAACCTACTACGGAAAAGAAGTGGTAGATATTCGTTGGTACAAAGACGACAAGCCAACAAGAAAAGGAATACGACTAAACAAAATAGAATTCAATACAATGTTAAAATTATTAAAAGATATGGAGGAATTGAAGAATGAATAAAAAGCATATTGAAAAGCGAATAAATTATCTTATGAAGAAGGGACTCATACCTGAAATATATGACCCCTCCCTCAATCCCGCCTCGCCATTTTTCCGGCCTCCGGTAAGCAAAAAGAAAGAGGAGGAATGACTTATGAAATTAAGCAAAATAAAACTGTTAGCAAAATCAAAAGTAGAATTTGAAAAATGGGCAAGAGAAGTCTTGGATGCAAAAAACTCTCCTTTGAGTGAAGAGATGAAGGCAGACTTTAGCAATTCATGGCCGGTTGTCTGGGACACCAACGACGCTCTCCGAGGGGCTTTTGTCGTCCACTGGTTGCTTGTTCTCAAGAACCCACTTATTGATGTAAGCCTACCCATTGTCATGGGCTCCTTGACTTACATGCAACTCGCCGCTACATCCGTCGGTAGGGCCGACCTTGCAGAAGCAACTCAAACCTTGCTTCAAAACTTTACACGGATAAATCAAATGATTCTCAATGAAAATATACATGAAGAGGAATAGAAATGCAAAGACTAGCGATGAATTTAGAAACATTAGAAAAACTACAGGGAACAAACAGTAAAGTGGCATACATAGCCTCAATGTTTGACCACTGCGAAAGCAAAGATTTACCTTCACTCGTCAAACTTCTAACCCTCAATCTTACGAAAAATAATGTAGGGTTGGCTAAAGCCAAATCATGGATGTGTCGATTCTTCGGCATTTTTGAGGAAGAGTTTGACATGCTTTACGAGTCCACTGGAGATTTCGGAGAGACTGTACGAATAATGGAACCCATGGACGATTACGAACCAGTATCTCTCAAGGAATTAATTCTTTTTCTTGAGAAGGACTTTTCAAAAGAAGCAGACTTTACAGAGTTCAAAACCTTCTTTGAGAGTCTTTCGGATATTGGTAGAAAATGGTTTTCCAAGTTTTGGATTAGAACGCCGAATATTGGGGTACAAACAAAAGGAGTCCACAAGGCAATAGCAAAGAAGTTTGACATTCCTTTGGCTACGGTAGAATTAGACTGTTCATTTAATGACATCTCCTTTGTTGTTGAATGCTACTTTGGAGATAAAATCGTTCCAACAAACCTACAACACGGCAAATTTATCAAACCCATGTTGGCCAAAGTAAAACCGATTAGCAAATGGCCAGAAGAAGTTGTCTACGATATTAAGTACGACGGCAACCGTTATCAAATTCACAAGGAAGAAGACTCAGTTATTATCTTCAATAGAAGAGGTAAGGTAGTCACTCATCAATTTCTTGATGTTGTAGAACAAATCAAATCTTACGAAGCAGACAATTTTGTGCTTGACGGAGAAATCTACCCAGTACGAAGCGATGGTTCGCCCGACGAGCATAAGAAGATGGGAACGAGAGTCCATTCAAAAACATGGGAGAAGGCGTCCACCGTTGATGTGAAATGGGTAGTTTTTGATTGCTTGAAGTGGGAAGGGACCTCTATGTTGAATGCCCCCTTGCGACTGAGATATGAAAGCATCATGGATTCAGTGCATGGGGATATGGCACTTCATCAAATCGGAGGCGACCCAATGGCTTTCTACAACCGGGCCATCTCAGAAGGTTTTGAAGGTATCATGGTGAAAGACCTTCAATCATTTTACACCCCTTCAAAGCGTGATTGGATTAAATACAAACCAAGCCGTGTAGATTTAGATGTTGTAATTGTTGGAGCAAAGCAAGGCGAGAATTCTAACTCAAACTTACTCACAAGTTTTGAAATCGCTGTAAAAGACGATTCCTCAGACAAGGGCTTCGTATCTATTGGAAGAGTGGGTAATGGATTCACGGACGATGAATTGTATTCCCTTACAAATAGGTGTAAGAGAATTGTTCATTCTTGGAATAGCAAGGACGGATATAAACTGCATCCACAAATCATTATTTCAGTAGATGCTGATGCAGTTTCTAGAAATAAGCAGGGAGAGTATGGCTTACGGTTCCCAAGAAAAACACGATTCAGAGAGGACAAAGTATTGTCAGAAATCAACACAATTACTGATGTTATCAATTTGCATTAGGTGAGAACATGAACAAAAAAATGTTTAACCAACTACTAAACAAACGGTTGGTTAGATATTCTTTAGATAAGGAGTTGAGTGTCTTCCAACAACAAGTTTTGTCTATGTGTTTAGGTAAATGGCTACTACATAAAAAATGCCCCACGAGGTTTCTTTTTGATTTTGACCAAAAAGGCATTGTCGTTTATTTCTCAGGTCTTGAAATAGATAAAGCAAGGTTTGCAATAGAGAAGTTTCTAGAAGTAGAAAATATACAATATAAATTAATTATTGAAATGGGTGTGAAAGATGTTAGATAGAAATATGGTTTTGGGTATTTTCTTAGCCAAGGGAAACTTTGTTGTGAAAATTGAAGCCAGCGAAACAGCGGCTATTGGATACCAAATAACGATGCAAGCGAATGTCTCTTTCAGAACAGAAGAAATGTTGACAGCGTTTTCTAGGACTTTGAAAATGCTCAACATCAAGCACCACCAATACCATGTGAGCGGTCTGCGATTAGGGAAAAAATCTGCCGCCACGGTCATGGGGATGATTCCAGAAACCCTACACTATTTGAACCCCAAATTATCTACATTCAAAATGGTGTGGGATATTGTAGAAAACAAAGAACACAAAACTCTTATGGGACTTAACAGAATTATTAAAATATTATATGGTGAAAATAATGGGACTGACATCAATGAATACGAAGAGAAGTGAAATCTATGTCGGTAAGACAGGAACAGGAAAAACAACTCTTGTAAAATCTCTTTTGCCTAACGCTCTATACTATTATGCCAACGAAATAGAAATTTCAGATATTTATTCTATACCTACGGAATTAGGGATAATCATAGAGGATTTAGATTTTAAACCAAATACTAAATTAATTGTAAATGTTATTCGCTCTTATCGTGGCACTGTAGTTTTGACATCAAAGAACCGGAAGAGCATTCCAAAAGAAATAATCAACATATGTAAAATCAAGAATGTGGGAACGAAGAAACATCTTCGTGAATCCATCAAAGGCTTCGCACCTAGGAGTGAAGAACCGTTCTCCTTTGAACGGGATGTTTTTACTCTGATAAACGACTACTTACGAAACAGCGACCGTGAGTTGGTTAAGGATTTGCTCCTTTTCAACAAGCCCTCCGATACACAAATAATTTCTTGGTTGACAAACAATCTTCATCCCAACAAATTGTTGTTTATTGATGGTGTTGTTAAGCGCCGTTGGCCTCAACAATATTTCTATGAAATGTTGGCATACACTCATGATGGTAAGTTATTTCGTAAAACCAACATGGCAAAAAAAGGTAAATACTCAAAGGCCCCTCGTTTGTTAAAGAGAGTGGGCTTGAAGCCCGATGAGGAGCGCCTGTTTCGGCAACTGATAAACGACGAAAACTTCGTGAAGTTTGTAAAAAGAAAATACAACAATGAAGAATGCCGACTCATGGGTTTGGGAGAAAAGACAATTCGTAGAGAAAAACCCAAAAAGCCTAAAATGAAAACACTGGAGGAATTTCTTTGACAAAGAGAATAATAGACGCCGTTAGGGACTCTCTTAAGAAAGGTGCTAAATCAACTCAAGAAGTCTATGAATACATCAATAGAACAACAAAACACGGGATTACTAGCAGTCAACTAGGCTCAATCCTGAAACGAAAAGAATTCGTAAGAGAATCAAAAAAGAAAAATTCAATATGGAAATGGAGAGATGATAATGAAGAGGAAAAAGAACACCCGACCGATGAGAAATAAAAAAATACGAGAAGATTTAATTTTCCTATTGTCTAGAGATGGTCCGTTGACGGCCAACGAGTTAGCAGTAAAACTTTTAGAAATTAATGATAACAGAACCGTATCAGTGAATTCTGTGTCCCAGATATTAAGAGTTAAACAATTCGAAAAATTATCAAAAGCCCCCAACGGCACAGCCACTTGGACGCTTAGTGAATACGGGAACGACTGTATATCATATCCTTCTTATACTAAGTTAGTAAGAGATGATTTCTTGGAAAATGTATTCAAGATTCCGAAAGAAGACCTGCATCTGTTCAGTGATGAACCCGGTCTAGTAAAACTGAGCATATGGAAATACATAACGAAAGAGCAGTGGGAATCTTTGTTTACTCTCACACATGATAAAAAGTATGCTGAATTTATTCAGTTGGCGAAAGAAATGAATAACGCTTCAAAGAAAAAAAGAGCAAGTAAAGCCGCTCTGAAGAGAAGATATGAACGCTATCACAGCGATGAAGATTTCAGAAAAAAAGACTTGAAGAAAGAAAAGCGTATAGACGAAGAAAGAAACTAAAGGAGGAATAGAAATGTTATGGACAGAAAAATACAGACCAACAAAACTTGCCGAAGTAGTGGGACAAGAACACTTTGTTATGGATGCAGAAAATTGGGTACTGATTAAAGACATGCCTAATATTCTAGTGTACGGAACATCGGGAACAGGTAAAACAACGATTGCTCTTGTTCTGGCTAAGGCGATTCTAGGAGAAGAAACAGATGCTAACTTCTTTGAAGTCAATGCGTCCGATGACAGAAAATTAGAAACCGTAAGGACGAAGATTAAGGATATTGCACAAAGCGCAGTCATTGGGGATAATGTTCCTTTCCGTATCGTTCTTTTAGACGAGATGGATGGAATGACTCGTGATGCACAAAACGCCATGAAAAGAATCATGGAGAGATACTCTGCGAATATCCGATTCATTATCACTTGCAACGATAGGAACAAAATCATACACGCCCTACAAAGCCGGTGTGCAAACTACCGATTTAATCCGCTTCCTTTGGATTTAGTAGGTCGTATTGTCAAACAAGTTTTGCAGAAGGAGGGTCACAGAATTCCCCCCGAAGACGAATTGGGAGCGTTCATATACTCTCTGCAAGGTGATTTGCGTAGAACACTCACGGAGTTGCAGGCCAGCATTGTATCGGGAACAACATTAACGAGACAGATTGAGAAAGGCCTACAAGAGTACGAAGAAATAACGACACAAATAATAAACAAAAATACCAATGAAGCACTAGATAAAATTCATGATGCAATCTACGCAGGTCGTTCCGCTAAGGAAATCTGCATTGGCTTGCATGAATACATTATCCGATGCGATATGGAGGCTAAAATGAAACTGAAATTCCTGCGAGTGATTGGAGAAGGGGAGTGGCGTTCCACTACCATGACCCCGAAATTACTTGCTTCATGGATGGTGGGACAACTAATATAAGAGGTGAAAAAAAATGCAAAACGAAATTGCAAAAGCGGCAGAGAAGTTGGGTATTTCCGAAGAGGAAGCCCAACTGAAATTTGATGAAATACGAGCGGAGAACGGTGGCTTGGCGGCAGATAACCCTGTTGCTATCGCCATGTGGCGAAGTTATGCGGCACAGGTTATCCGCAGTCGTAAATCTACGAACAACACAACCAACAACGGTGGCGGAGGCCTTGCAAAGCAAGCCTTTGGTTTCTTCATTTCTCTAGAACAACCTAGAGATTTGAACGAATACAGCCGACGACGAGCAGTGGAAGAATGGAAAGAAGACCCATTCAACGCACACAAGAACGGGTTCGTTGCTATCGTTGAAGAAGCAGAAAACGGATTCTATTCCGTTTCCCGTTATCACAACGACGAGGTACAAACAAAGACGGTGAAGAAACTGCCGGATTGTGTTCAAGAATTAGAAGATGGCTCAGTCGTCATTCCTCTTGACAACACTCCCCGTTATCAAAACGGCGGAGAGAACACCAACTACGGCAAACCATTAAACTCCGTCATGCGGAGAAGCGGTGTCTTCATTGGAAAGGTTCACGATGATGAAGAGTATCAACTCTACAAGTTTTCCTACAAGAATAAAGGTGTTGATTTCCAACCGGAAACTTTCCAATGGTTAAGCATGGTTGTCATTAAGGATTCTAATCGTGAAGGCTACATTTATGGTTTCACAGAAAAAACCATTGGTAGCCTACGGATGAACAGCGACCAAGACCCCGAAGGAGACCTTTACAGAGACACTTCTACCTTGAACAAGCATAACTTGATTGCTTCTGCGGCTCCTAACCATGTTGTATATCTCGGTAATCTCCAAGAAGCACACTCTACCATGTTGGATAGTCCGGTAGCAGAACGCTTCGTTATCACAAATGGAACGGTGTGCAACATCAACATGACCCCTACCGCCAACGGGAACCGTATCATCAACATTACCGACCTCACGGCGGAGTTTGATTACGAGGAAGAAGGTATGGTCACTTGTTGGATTCCCGAAGACATTGAAATTGACTTTGGAATCGGTTCAACGGTCACTGTTGTAGGGCGAACCTCTCAGCGAGAAACGGACGAAGGACTACAACCCGTCACCATAAATGTGAGCGGTATGTTTGTCAAAGAACGCCGTGGTCAAGTCGTTGAAATTGAGCAGGCGACGGAGGAAGACTTGGACTGGTTTTGATACCGGTCACCTTTCCCAAGGGTAGGAGTTTCGGCTATCTCCTATTCCTTCTCATTGGCGTAAGCATAGGCCAAGGGGACCTGATGCTCGGATGGGTGCAAAGCCCTATCAAATTTAGGTGATACAATGATTATTTTAAAGACATCAATACAGACAACAAGAGCGTTTATTCGCTACAAAAACATACAACATATTTCTTGGGAGTTTAGAGAACACAAAACAAGAGCGCTTGTAAAAATACACACCTCGGCTAATGATAAAATCATTGAAGAGTGTACCATAGAAGACTACAATGAATTCCTTAAGGCCTACAGGATTTGGGCGGCAGACATGGACAATTACTTCCAGTATTCTATCCCTAAAGGAGATGAGTAAATGCTGGAATACGACGGACAATACATTACTTTTGAAGATAAGTGGACTGTGGATTTGAAGAAGGTAAATTTCATTACTCTCAAGCAGAATTGGGAAGACCAAAACTACCACATCAAACTACATATCGGCACAAAAGAAGTGAGAATTATCTTAAATACTAAAGAAGATTTAGAGGAACTACGAGAACACTGGAAAAAAATGAACGAAATTAGGTGATAATATGATGAATAAAAAAGAAGAAACGGAAATTAAATTGGAAGGCTTTGACGCCATCCTACAAGCACAGCAAAAAGAGTTTATTGCACAGAAGAATCATCTTCTTGCAGGAATTGAAGGAGAGGCGAAGACTGGTAAATCCGGACTCGCCATGGATACAGGATTCAAAACCTTCTACTTAGATTGTGATGTAGGAGCAGTCCCTACTTGGAAAACAAACCACGACTCTACGAATCGGATTGTGATTTACAATCCTAATGCCAAGGACGAGAACGGAGACTCCGACCCTTACAAAACTCAAGGCAACATTAGAACATTTATTGCTCATGTAGCCAAAGAAATCAAAGACGCACAAGAGCCTATCCTGTTTGTTTGGGATGGTATAGATTCATGGCTTGACGATTGTACCACTTACATGACAGGTATGGAAAACTCCAGAATGAGGCCCTTTAAACCTCAAAAACAACAAGAATGGCATCAAAGAAACAACCCGTTCAAGACCGTTGTTGGCGAGGCTATTGACCTACAATGTCATAGGCTTTTCATTACCCATACGAAAGAACCGTTTAGAGATGAACCTGCAAAGGCTATTTGGAACCGAGTTGATTCCAAACTACACACTGTTATTCGGACGAATCAACGAATGACCATTAAGGGCATGCAATACATTGCCACAATCAAAAGTAGCAAATACCATCCTAAAATGGTTGGAAAGAAAATTTCTTTCTGTACCTTCGGAGAGGATGGAGAAGTTAAGTGGGAAGGTATTTCCGAACTAAAGGAGATGAGAATCTGAATTTCAGAGTAGATGCAAAAGAGTTTAGAGAGGCAGTGGAAGACTGTATGTTGAAGGGTAAATACTACAACAAGAGTGGAGACATCGGACAATATATCTATCTTGAAGCGTCAAAAACAAAGGACGACCCTCGCTTCTTTGAGTTGAGAATTTGGAACGCTGACATGTCTACAATTACCATGTGTTCTATTCCAGCAACACCCATTGAAAATACAGATATGTTGCTATTGGACACCAAAATTGTTTTTGATACTGCCAATACGAATGGTTTCTTGAAAGGTTTCGGGGATAATATTTCCTTTCGTCTAGAGAGAGGTAGGCTTTTTCTATTCTCAGAGAACACCAATCTATCTATCTCGGTTATGACAGAACACCCTTATGAATCGTCCATTGACATGGTGAAGAAAAATAGTCTTCCCATGGCTGGTGAATTTGAAGCAGATAACAAGAGCGAATTCCCTTCTTTTGGGAAAACCAAGTTTGAAACTGCTTGTCTTCTAGACAACAAAGAATTCGCAACCACTGTTCAAATGGCAGAAAGAATTGGTGCAGGATTCAAATTAGATTTCATCTCTAACAGTCTCAATGTTAGCGCAGAGTCTAATTCTCAAAATTTCGCACGAAGCGTTGCGCCTATTGATAACTACGGAGAAGGAAGCATCGTTGAAATCTCAGCACCAATCTACAAATTCTTCAATGAACCATTTTGGCTTTTCTTGAAGGACGAATCTCCTGTTTTTGCTTGTTCTAATAATCGTCTTTTAATCCGTGCGCCTAGAATTAATTGAGGGTATCAAATGATAATTGCCAATAATGAAAATACAATATACAAATCTTGGAGAAACGAAAAAGGCGAGTTGCTGGTTAAAACTGATGAACATCGCCCGTACTTTTTCATTCCTGATTCGTATAGAGAAGTAAAAACCTACAGAGTCGGTAAGTTTCTCAAACGGCCCCTTTCCTATGAAAAAGGAGAATGGCATAGCATTGATGGGAAGAAGTTGAAGAAGGTTTACTACGAATTGCCTCGGCATGTTGAAGATGCTAAAAAGAAGTTCATTCATCCGACCAATGGAGACATGACTTATGAAGCCGATGTATCGGTTGTCAATCGCTACGCTGTGGACAACATTAACGACATGCCAAACTACAAACTCAAGAAATTTTATTGGGACATGGAATGGCAACAAAGCGGAGAACATGACGGCAAAGTTACATCTATTGGGCTTTACAATAATCAAACAAAAGTGTTTAACACTTGGGTTTGGTATCCTGAAGAATCCTTTGAATTAATTGATACTCCTATTGTGGAAGACTATCTATGCACTTTGCAGTACGCTGAAAGCGAAGCAAAAATGCTGTCTAACTTCATTCAATACCTCACGAAAGAAAAACCTGACATGATGATTGCTTGGTTTGGTCTTAAGTTTGACCTACCTAAACTGTTGAGTCGTTGCATCGCTAACAGCATTGACCCAAGAGTGATTTCCCCAATGGGAATCATTGAAGGCGTCAAAGAAGACATGGAAGGGGAGTTGTCTTTTTCTAAACAAAACGGATATTCTCAAATTTCACAGCCCGTTAAAGGTATGCTCATGCTCAACCTTGATGTTGCTTTTGAGCGACAGTGGAACGATGCACAGAGAGGAACCTTGCCTAGTTTAGCACTAGACTTCGTATCAAAGACTCTTTTTGGAGAAGGAAAACACATTGAAACGAAGTTTACAGACCCGAACGAATTCTATTCTAGAGCGTGGTTGGAAGACAAGTTTTCCTATCTACAATACACAATTACAGATGTAGAATTGCTCCGTAGAATTGACGAAGAGAACCATTGTAGCGAGGCAATCATTTCCTTACAGAGATTGCTAAAGGCTCCCTTTGAGTCTTGCTTTTTTGCTTCACACATGGGTTCTATCTACTTCATGCGTAATGCTTCTTGGAAATGTAAGACAGGAGTTAGACTGAAAACAAAGAAGTGTGAAGCATGTGGGTTTGAGAATCCCAAAGATAAACAATTGAAGAATTGTAAAAAGTGTGGCGCTTCTCTTTCGTATTCAGGCGCTATGATTTACCATCCTTTGAAAGAAGGAGGAACCAACGGATTGCATCTGAATGTAGCGGCCTTTGACTTTGCTGGCCTCTATCCTTCAATGATAGTGGCCCGGAACATCAGTTTTGAAACCGTCAGCGAAACACCCACCTTGTTTGGGGCAGATTTGAACACACCTCAAAATCTCCAGCCCGTGCCCGAGGGCTACACAGAGGACATGGTTTACTTCAAGATGGATGAGTTGGGACTACTCCCTCGCTCCATTCTTGAATTGAAATCGCTGAGGAACGACTACAAAGCCGAAATGAGGAAGGCCCGAGAGAACGGTTTGGAGGATGATGTCGTGAAGTGGAACAACAACCAAATGGCCGTGAAGAGGCTCATGGCTTCTTTCTATGGCATCCTCGCCTTCAAGGGCTTCGGATGGGCAGATTCAAAACTAGCGGCTAGCATAACAGCAAGTGCTAGAGAGGCTATTCGTGAAGCGGCTAGAGTCGCTAAGGAGATGAAAGTATGAAATGTATAGTATGCAATAAAAAGGAATCCGAGGTATGTTATATTGGTCGTTCATTGTGTTGGGAATGCCATGATAAAGGCAGATATGGGTCATTAAAACTACAACAAAAAAGAATCAGTGAGGGAACAGAATGAAATGCAGTATTTGTGGAAATGAAATTGATAAGCACTATCACAACGGAAAAATGTATTGGGACAGCGGGCATAATGCCCAACCAGTGAATTCAGGTAGATGCTGTGATACCTGTAATTCAGAAGTGGTTATTCCCCGTAGGTTGACTGATATGTTGTCGGGTAGGAGGAATGAAGAATGAATTTTCAAAAATTTAGCGAATGGTATGCTGAAAACTTTTTGGAAGAAACTTTTTACTTTTTGATGTTTTTAACATCATTAATTGTTCTTATTTTCATAAGGGAGATAAAGAAAAAACCCACATCAATTTATGATTTCTTAAACCAAACTTTGGAGGAATAGTTGTGAAAGTAGTTTACGGACATACTGATTCTATTTATGTTCAGATTGATTCTGTAGAAAAAGCACAAGAAGCAGTTAAGAATATTAATGAAGAAGTCAGAAAGAAGTTTCCGAATGTGTTAGGTCTTGAAGAACATCCAGTAGTCCTAGAATTTGAGAAATTTTACTCTTCTCTTGGAGTAGGAAATACGAAAAATAGAAATGCTGGTCTTGTTTCTTGGCTGGATGGTATTTGGCTTGAAGAACCAAAGTTTGCTATGACAGGATTCTCAGCAAAGAAAATTTCCGAAACTAAATTCGCTAAAGGAATACAACAAGAAGTATTGAAAATGTGGGTTGAGCAAAAATCATTTGATGAAATTAATACACACCTGAGAGAAAAATATCAGGAAGCATTGGACGGTAATGTGGTCTTTGAAAGTCTTATCAAAAGAAGAAGGTTTGACAAAGACAAGTTTCTTCTCAAGTGCAAATGCAAGAAACAAGTTTCGGCACTCCGTTTAAACAACGGAGAGGATTTGATTCAAGGTCTGTATTGTGCAAGGTGTGGTGAACCCCGGACTTCTTTTACAACCAAAGAAGGAAAGAAGCCAACTTACTCAGAAGGGAACGCCGCTATCATGTTTAGTATCCAAAACGGGCTACTTGCAGAAGACATTGACTCATATGTTTTCCTCAAGGTTAAACCTGTAGGTTTCTACACTCACCCGATTACGGGTAAGAAGATTGAAGGAAACTATATCGCTAGGAGAACCTACGACGAATTACGAGAATATATTCCAGACTACGAACACTACGCAGAGCAGGTTTTGAAGAAAGCCAAGCCTGTGTATGAAGCGATGGGCTGGGATTTATTACAAATAAAAAACAAAAAACAAGCATTGGAGGAATGGTTTTGAATAACGAAGAAAAATACGAAGCAGAAATAAAGAGCATGGACGAATACACCTATCAGTGGTTGCCTGAAAACTACGAGGACCCGAGTGAGCCGATTTTGAAAATCACAAAATCTTCTCTTGGTTCATTCTTGTGGTGTCCCAAAAAATACGAATTTTCGTATGTGGAGCGTAGGCCCATTGACCAAACAGAAGCGATGAGAAAAGGAACCATTATGCATAACGCACGAGAGGATTTCTTTAACGCATTTGACATCAAGAAAGCAGAGAACATGACCACCGACGAAGTAATTGATTACTGTTCATCTCTTTTCCCACTTGATGAATATTTTGATGAGTATTCCCACATGGCGGTGTTTGAAGCACAAAGATTTGTTGATGCACGAAGAGAAGACAAACTAGACGAGTTTTTGCCGGTTTGCAACGAAGGAAAATTTGATTGCGAAATTATTATTGAAGCCAACACCGACCCTAAGTTTCCCTTGCAACGCGACTATAAGATTCACCTTCAGGGAATCATTGACCGAATCTTTCAGGAAAAATCTGGATACATACCTATGGAGTTTAAAACTGGTGCATGGAAAGACCATAAGAAAACTTCTATGAGAAAAGAAATGGCTTTTTACCAAGTCATGATTGAGAATTGTTCGCCAGCGGTTTTAGAAAAGAATGGCCTACAGGAAGGCATTCCTGTATCTCATTGGGCTTGGTATTACCCAATCTCAAATCACTTCTTTGTTGAGAAGGTCGTCAAGGCTTCAAAGACTGCTGTGTTTAGGTCAATTGCTAGATTGATTCATGCTTACGAAAACAAAGAGTTTCCAGTAAAATTCTATGCTCCTACTTGTTCTCATTGCAGTTTCTTCCCTATTTGCGATGAAGAGACTTGGTTAATGTGAGGGTTAATTATGTACGAAGAAAAGATAATGGGAAAAATTCTAGAAAGAGATTGGGCATTCCATGAAATTGCTAATCTAAAAGATACTCTTTACAATTTATCCATAGAGATTTACAATGAATTAACTCTTCTTGAAAGATTTGAATTAGTTAGAGAAAGAAAAGTGAGTAAAGGATATGTCGGTTTCAGTATTGAAAACTTATTCAGAGAAAATGTCAAATTCGCGCTCAAAGAAAAAATAGCAGAAACCGTAAAGAACATGCTTGAAAATGCAACAATTAATTTTGGAGGTAATACAAATGAAGTTTCCGAGAGAAGTGTGGGCGGGAAGTCACATAAAGAACGCCCCACAGATGAAAAGAAAAATAGTGAAGACGAAGAGTGAATACATTGATTTTGTGAAATCACAAAACAACAGAACCAATGTTTACACAAGTGTTTATGATTTTGCCGAGTTTGCTGAAACTGCAAAAATTGATTCTTCGGTTATTTTGGATAGAGTCTTTCTTGACTTTGACGCTCACGAAGAAAATCTAGAGCAGGCTTTGGATGATTTGAAAATCGTTGTTGAGTTTGTAAATAAGAACGATTATCAATACACAATGTTCTTCTCAGGAAAGGGATTTCACATGTTTGTGTTCGGTGAGGAGACTGATGATATTAGAAATATACAGGAGTTTCACCGACAAATCAAATCTCTTCTCCTTGAAGACTCTACTTTAGATGATAGAGTGGGACAAGCCACGAGACTTCGTAGAGTCCCAAACACCGTGAACCTCTCTTCTTCTGACGAAAATGGCATACCCTACTATTGCATACCAATATTTGAAAATGACCTAAAATCAGGCCTTCAAGAAATCAAAAAATTGGCCTCCACCCCTAGACTCGGAGGGAGAAAAGTGCAAAACTTGAACCTCGTAAAATGGCCTGATTTGCCGCCTATTGAATATGTTGGTGAAGAGGTCAAAGTCACAGCGATTGAAGGCTCTCTTCCGTTGTTGCCCTGCATATACAACGCAATTATGGTGGAGAATCCTAGCCACATGGCGAGGGCTTACCTCGTCGCATGGTATCGTGACCTGTTATCTCAACGAACCATGCTTGAATCCACAGAACAGAAGACCAAGGTTCTAGACTTGGTGGTGGAAGAAATTGAAAAAATCGCTGAGATTGATGGGGTGTGGCTTGATTGGGATAAATCAACGACAAGAAGACACGCCAAGTTTACCGTCTTCAATAACTATAAAACTCCAAACTGTAAAACAAAGTTGATACCTGAAGGGTATTGTGTTGGTAAATGTTGGAGATACCCTGATTATCTAGACAAAGGAAGTGAAAAAAATGAATGAAAGAAAAAAAATTATTTGCCCGAAATGTAAAGAACGAAGAGGACTGTTCAAAGTTTTTCTTACAGTAAAAAAAGAAGAGTCTTCTAAAGAATATACGAATGTTAAGGCATTAGTTTGCAATTCCTGCGAACACATGTTCACCTTTACCACCAATGAGTGATTTACATGTTATTTGAAATTGTAATAGCAACTATTTTCTCTTTGCTACTTTTGCTTATTTTAGGAGGCCTTATGTCAATTTATGACAATGCACAATTCCACTATGGAAGAATAGCATCACTTCAAGCCTTGACGATAAAAATATTAGTAGCATTAACGGAAATACCGATGGAAGAAGTAGAAGAAATATCGCAGTGCGCCCAGTGTTTTGATGAAGGAGGGCTGTGCGAAAAACACGAAGTAGAAGCAAGAAAAGCCCTACGAATCATGGAGGAATCAAAATGAAATGGAATAAACAAGGATGGAATAAAATGATTTGCGCCCCATCGTATTATGACGATGACCCTTACGAAAAACACCCTAAACCTGATACCCTGATGGACATAGATGGATGGGAGGTAAACAAAGAAGGGAATCGTGTGGTATGGAAAAGATACCCTCTCTACATGGGCGAGTTTATCTATTCACCAAAATCATTCTCCAATGAGGGAAGTGAGTTTCCGGAAGAATGGCCCCCTTGGTTGGTTGATTTGTTTATTGCCAAGATGCGAGACTACTACCCAGTAACTTTACTCACCTCTTTTAAATACCGAAGCCTACTAACATGGACAGATTGAAATGTTAATTATTGACAGTAGAGAAGGGGACAGGTCAAAACTGTTCGGCAGGGTTGCTGACTTATGCAACAAGATGGGTATTCCGTGGGAAAAACGGTGGATAGAAGTTGGGGATTATGTCTTTGACGACATGTGTTTTGAAGCGAAATCCAGCGTGGACTTCTTGGCCTCAGTTATGAACAAGAGGATTTGGAATCAAATAGACAACATGGACAGAAACTACAAACACAATTTCGTTATCGTATACGGTAGTATTACAGAAGCAGTTGCGACAGTCCTTGAGAATTCTAAAACGAATATGTCCCCGCAAGGTAGAGCCTTGGTTATGCACAACAAATTCATAGGAGCCATCGCCACTATCTCTCTAGATACAGATACGCAAGTTATGTGGCTTGAAGATGAAAACCAAGCCGCAGAAATAATTGCTAGTTTCTGCAAAGTGAAGCCTCTTAACAGAAAAATACCAAGCCCCGAAATCATCAAAAGAGTGGCTACGGATGATTTACGGGTGGATGTTCTTTGCACCATCAAAGGCATATCCAACAAAAAAGCAAAACTGCTACTCAAGAAATTCGGTTCCATACAGGAAATCGGAATGCACTCCAAACAAGACCTGATGAAAATAGAAGGGATTGGAGAAAAAACTGCATCCATATTGTTGGATGTTCTATACAATGAAAGGAAAGTGAAAATATGAATGAAGAATACAACATAGAACAAGAATACGAAGAAACAGTTGAGTTGCTTAAAGCGACTGCCAACCAAAAACAACAGAAGACAAAAGAAGGCGTGAAACTCCCTGCTTTGATTAAGGAATGGATGCAGGAATCCTTGAAGTATTCCAAATACAACGATGTTCCAGCGGCTCTTACTTGCCTTGTTTTGCTAGGTCAAGCAGTGAAGGACTTCGTGCATATCCCAAGAGGAAAGTCAAGTGATGATTCTAGACTACATTTTGTTTGGATTCAAAACTCAGGAACCGGAAAAACTGCTATTATGGACTTTGTTATCCCAGTATCAGAATCTCTTTGGGGCAAAATTAACTCCGAAGAAAAGTATCTCCCGACAGAAGAAATTCAAAGAATACAGCGTGAAACCAACCAACAATTAGACGAGCATGAATCACCGATGAGTCTACCTCTACAACAATACGACAATTTCGATGTTGTAGAATACACGGACGCCGCACTTATTGGTTATCAGGACCCCTTCGTTGATGAAGACGGAAGGACTCGTTGGAACCACATCAAGGGCGAATTGGACGGCCACGGCCTTGCCCGTTGGGACGAGTTTTCTAACTCCGGTATCTTCAAGCAAACACAACATAAGGAGGGCATTGTCACTTACTTGAACACGCTATGCAACAGTCTTTGCGGTTCTTCTTGGGTCATTACTAAGAAGTTGAAAGAAGGCCCTAAGGTAGAATGTCGTTCCCAGCGCTCTATTTTAGCCACAACCTTCCACCCTGAAAACTTGGATAAGGCCATTGTCAATACGGGTCTTTTCCAACGGGCTTTGGTTCTTGTGAAGTTTGTTCCCGAAGAGAAACAGAGGAAGATTCGTGAAACAATTGTGCAAAATTTTGGGATGATTGAAGAAAGCACCCTGCCCATTGAGAGATTCGCCACGGCACTATTCAAGGTCTACCAAACTACGAAGCAACGATTTGAGCAAACCAGCCTAGACCCTAGAAATAAAACAGGTGTAAATGATGCTCGCTTTACGATACGCTTTGCACCAAACTTCAACGATGCTCTACTCATGCGTCTTGATGATATGGATGCTTGGAGCGATTCAAGCGTTGGAACAATCAGGGATATTGTCAAGAATTTCCAAACACGGTGGCTTGGCCTACTTGGTAAAATCTCAATTCTCTGCTGTATCGCAGAGGCAAACTCAATCAAGAAAGAAGAGGAACGATTTGTCGTCAATGCAAGAAATGTAAATCAAGCCGCTTTTATCGTCCGTAACTGCTATAAATCATTGATTGAGTGGTTAGAATTGACCCTGCAACAAGGTAGAACAGATGTTCTGAATGCGACGATGAACGGTTCAATCATGAAAGCCTACGAACAACTTGAGAAAAATGAAGAAGGGTATGTTCCGAAAAAGGAATTCCTCAATAAAATAATGGAGATTTCAAAGCGCAAACAAGCCATCGTATATCGCCACTACAAGAAAATCTCAAGCAACTTTGAGGAGAAGAAGATTGACAAGAAAGCATTTGTCCGATTAAAAGGTGAGTAAAATGGTACATTGGGAAAACAAATTCATAATATTTCAAGCAACGCACGGACCGAAGGTTATCATTGAGTCTCTGAATACATACGGAGAAGAAGGCTGGGAATGCAATGCCATGCTCACCGTCGCCAACACTAAGATTGTAGCCTTCCTTAAGCGTAGAGTTGACGAACCAGTTTTGACAGTAGATGAAACGACTCAAAAAATTGAGGACGCTTGGGTAAACGAAAACGGTAAGAAGAAGTGATAGCATGAATGTTCTTGCTCTTGATATTGAGACAAAGAACATGTCTCATGAAATAGGTGGTTTTGGAAATACTCATATGTTTCAAGTGTCTACAGTAGCAACTTGGAATGGACAGACAGGAACCGTATATGTTGATGAACCCTTAGATTCATTTGCTAAGTCAGGCCACATCATCAAATCTCTTAGAGAATTGAAGTATGATTTAGACGAACATTTTGAATCTGGCGGATACCTTCTCGGTCACAATATCGCTTCATTTGATTTAGCAATTCTCAAGGACGCTATGGACATCTATTGTATCAATAAATACCTGAACCAAAAGAAATACATTGATACCAGTAGAATCTTGGTTAAGGAACACGGAGAACGATTCCCCCTACAAAACCTAGGAGTCAACACGCTCAACGAGAGCAAATTGATGGAAAGTGCCGATGCTCCTAAACTGTGGAAAATGGGAGAATACGATAAGGTAGTTGAGTATTGCATGAAAGATACAAAAATTGTTTACGATGTATGGATGCATGGGAAAGAGAACGGCTTCGTAAAAGCGTTCTCTATTGAAAAAGAAAAATTTGTAGATTTGGAGGTTGATTGGTGATGTCTACTTGGGAATGGATTGGATTACTTTTCTTTGTCTTTGCAACTGTCCTTCTTTTCTTTGCGGCGTTTGGTGGTTCTAAATTGACCGAACAATCCGTTGAAGATTATATGAAGAGACTTTTGCACAGCAAGGAAGAACGCAAATGAGTTTGAAAAAGCCGTGCCCTTATTGCGGTGCTAAAACCATCGCAATAAGGATTCAAGGTTTCTACATCGGTAGCGATGATACAGTTAAACTTTGGGAATGCCGCAATTGTGGAGGCATATGGAAATGAAGGGTCATGTTATCGTCTTAACAGACGATTTCATGGCCCGGATTTTTTAATGCAAATTTTTGTATCTCCGCACTAATTTTAGTAGGTTCCCTAAGGGCTTCACTAGGAATCCCACAATCAAAACCCCACGCTTCTAGATGTCTAATAAGAGTTTGAGTGGACAAGTTTTCACCACTTAATTCAGCAAACGGACACCCTCCTAAACCTGTAAGGCTCGTATCAAACTCATAGATTCCATGAAATAATGCAGTTTTAACAAGAGAGATTGCTGGCTCCTCTCTTCCTCTGTGATGTAGATGTAAAGCAGGTTTGACTCCTAGTTTTTTAGAAATATCAGCGAACATTTCTACATCCTGACGGATACCCACACCTACAGTATCACAAAATACTACGGTATTACCAAACATTCTAGCATCCCTAACACATGATTCTATTTTTCTTCTCGAAAACTCTCCTGAGTATGGGCTTCCGAAAGCCATAGAAATGTAGACTCGCACATTTTCTTTCGGCACTTTATCCATGAATGTCTTATACATGAGAACAATTTCGCTTCTCGTTTTACCCATGTTCTTCACATTGAATTCTTCACAAGGAGAAAACACGATGTTTATTTTATCAACGCCTAGTTTCTTGGCTCTGTCGTATCCTCTTTTATTCATAACAAGAGCAGAGCCTTTCATGTAAACTTCTTCTGCATCTGCCATTTGCGGAAGAAGTTTAGGATTTGCAAAACTGACTTCTTCTATTTCGTCAAAGCCAGCAGAATATAAAGAAGAAATTAATTTTCTTTTCATTTCTGTAGGTACTATCTGTTTCATAGATTGTAGGCCGTCTCTTGGGGAGACTTCTACAATCTTCACTTTCATTGTGGCCCTCTCCGTAGGCCACTCCAGCACATTTCGTCTAATTCTTCCGGGCTGTCAAAGACGATGAAAGAGTCTCGTGGAGAAGGAGTGGCAAACCAAATGACTGCAAAACCAACAACGAAAGACGCCCAAAATAAACCCCAAAGACTCATGAATGGACCAGAGCGGTGTAGAAAATAAACTTTGCTGTGATTCAATTGACTTTATCAGGAAATCAATCCCGTCAATTGCAGTTTATCAATCAACAAGTCCACTTTAGTTCTAAGAAAACCTATTTCGTCTTCTAAGGTTTGAAGATAAGCCGCATTTGTCGGTTCAAAACCCGGCGCTAAAGTAGGGTCGTCAGGAGGTCTTGAGGCGATAGTGCTTGAATTTAAATTAGCCACAGCCCCTCTTGCAGTAGGAGCAATTCCGTAAAACCCGACATTTGAACC